TCCTCCTGTTGACAAATTTTGTTTCCTTTCACCTCTAACCCCTTGCACTTGTTGCATCGGAAAGTAGAGTAAGGCAGGAAGTCTCGTGATGTACACACACGAGCGTGGAGGCGAGAAGCACAGGAAGCCCGAAAGGGGCACCGAAAAAGCCGAGGCCTCTGGCTTCGTCGCCGAGTGCCATCATAAGGCCTTGGTCAAGTACCCTCTCCCCAATCCATACAACCCCAGGGTTGTTAGTGACTTTGCCCTTTTTGGGCGTAAGAGGGAGCTCTACTGGCCCGAATTCCCCTGTAGGTCTTTTTTCGATTGTGCCTGCATGAATTTGGACAGCATTCGTGACGTGATCAAGTTTGAATACCCGTTGTCGCCCTGGGAGACCACCCGAATGGGTGCCCCTCCCGGCAACTCTCTCTACGTCTTCAATGACCTTAAGGATTCCCCTGCTTCGAACGAGATTCTCCGTGTTTGCGCTTGCACTCCTATGCGGAGTCACAAAATGTGGTGGACAGTCATGTGTCTCCCCTTGATGTGCCCCAGTAGTGTCTCGGCAGAGTCGGACTCCGAGGAACAGCATCCCATTCATCCTGCTATCTTTGGATTCATGGTGTTGGCTTGCGCTATCCTCGCGCTTGTGGCTTTTGTTATCTCTCTGTGGCAGCGTTTCAAACCGCTGCCTGTTCTGGAGACCGAAAGGGTTCTGGAGCATACGGAGACGACTGAGCTTCTGCGCATCGTATCGGAGTCCCCTCAGATTGTTCTCTCCCTGCTGCAAGGCAGTGGAGAGGACTTCCAGAGGTACCTGCCGGAAGGCACAGTAGATCCTATGCGCCTAGCGCGCATTAATGAGCTCCTGGGCCGACGAGTGTTGCGCCCGCGCCGAGGGAAATTCCTATGGATAGTCACTGTCCCTGAGAAGATCTTTCTCGCTGCAGTGCACGGAGCCGACAGGTGCGCCAGCGGTGTTGCTGGCGGTCTCGGCAGGGTGGCTGTCACAACCTTGGACGTGCTGCGCTTGGTCTCGGAGTGGGTAGCGGTGAGCGATTCGTCGCACCCGCTCTGGTTCCCGACGCCCCTCTTTTGGTGGCGGAAGGGCCCAAGAAATCCTCCCTTTTCCGTGGTAGCAGAAGTCTTATGGTCTCCCGTCTTGGGAGCATTGGTGGTGGCTACTCTCTGATGCCCGAGGGCCCACTGGGATACCCCAAGGTCCTTAAGTTCCATGTTGAGGGGGCTGAAACCCTCTGCAGCACGAAACTGAAGACCTACCAGAAGTCTTTGGAGCTCCTCTTCACTGCGGAGCAGAAGGTCGCTCACGATGCAAAGCTTCTTGAGGAGGCTAAGCAAGCCTATTCTGAAAAGATGTTGGCTGGCTACCTCTACGACTTGGACCGTGTTTTTGATCTCGATCGATCTGAACTCGAATTTTGCTTCCTCAATGGGTGCATTTCCATTGCGGAGGATTTCAGCCAGTTCATCGGGACACTCGCACAGAGCGGCAGTCAAACTCCTTTGACGCAAGCCAAGCTCCCCCTTTTTCTCTGCCATCTGGCTCGCCAGGTCGCGGTAAACGAGAGACGGGTTCAGCAGCTGGGTAAGCACCTTGAGGGTCTTTCCGACGCCGCTATGCGCGACGAGGATGCGCTTCTCCGTCAAGAGCAGCTCGCTCTCAAGCTCGCTTCTGAGCGTGATGAGCGTCTCCGTCTTCATCAGGAGAAGAAGGTCGTGCGCGAAGCGGCGGAGGCTGAGCAGCAGAGAGTTCTTGAAGCTGCAGCAGTCGTACGCCGTGCCGAAGCCGAGAGAAGGGCGCAGCTAGAACGCTACGCCCGAGAAGCTAAGGCTATGGCTAAGTCGGAAAATGAGAAGACGCAGGAGCGGATTAAGCAGCAGTCTCTTGAACTCCGCGCCCAACGGGCGCAGGCTAAGTTCCAGGCCGTGCAGGCCAATGAGAAGGCAGCGAAGGAGCTTTCAGCGAAAAACAAATTCGCTAAGGCTCTACTCGCGAAGGCTGCTTCGGCTCCTCAGTATTCCCAGCCGGTGCGGACCCCCCCCGTCCCCGTCGGTGATCAGGTCAAGGGCAGCGAAGGCAGTGCGGACCGTGTGCGCTATTGGGGGTTGGGCCTGTTTGATTATTCTATGGTCCACTCCTTCGAGGAGGAGCTGGTTTGGAAGGAGTGTCGGAAGGAAGAAAGACTCGAGCGCCTTGCATGGGCTATCGGTCAAGACCCCTATCTGGAGACTTTTCTCCTTGATCCCAAGCTCCTTAGCCTCGAGCGCCAGGCCCTCGATGACTATGAGAACATCGTAACCATGGAGTACGAGGCCGCTTTGCGAATTGGCGGCGGGTTTTCCCTCGGCAAGCTGGACGCACAGGATGCGGCCGCCGCTCGCTTGAGGGAGGAAGCCCGCATGCCTGACCCTGAGCCTTCGGCTCCCCCTGCGAGCTTTCTCCCGCTGGTTTTGGACCCTGCATCCGAAGGTCAAAGTCTCCTTCGATTCTTCGAAGCTGCAAACCTGGCCTATGAACTCGACGAGTTCGCTGAGGTCGTCATTCCTTCAGAAGTCATCAGTGCTGCCACTGACGGCGCTGTGGAGCCTCCCCCCGGAGAGCCCAGGAGCTGCCAAGTCCCCGTTAGCATGCTGACTCAGGTCCGGAAGCGCTCGCCGTTTCAAGGTGAGGGGCCCCGCCACAAGGTGGGTAACTTCTCACGTCGGAAGAGGGAGGCCATCAAGGTGGCCCTCTCTAAGGCGAGCGGCGCTCGTGAGCGCTCCGACATGTATGCCGGGATGGTCGGCGATACCGTCGACCCAGAAGCTCTGGCCGAGCTTATTGATGTCATTCGGGAGCAAGAAGAAGAGGACAGGAGAGAGGACGAGCACGAGCGTGAAGTTGGCGTCTCCCTAGAGGAGATGCTAGTGGAAGACGAGTGCGAGCTCCTCAATCTTATGGATTCCCGTGGTGGCGGCCTTCATCAGAATGCCGTCCTGTTCGGCAACACCCTCCTCAACCCTGAAGGCCCCGGTCTCGTTACTGAGTCCTCTCCCATCTTTGCACACTTTTGTGCTTTGGTGAAGAAGAGCGCGAAGGACCAGAACGTGCGGTGTGTTAGAATTTTTGGCCGGACGGTGGATCCCACCGACCCCACTTCTCTTTCCTCCGCGTTCGCGTCTCTCACTAAGGTCGCGAGAAAGGCTAAGGCTCCCGTCCGATTGGCTGTTGCAAGTCGTCGTCCCCCCACTGTTTGTGACGCTGTCGCTCACGGGATTGGGGACGCTATTGTAATGAGGTCGCTTGCTGGGAAGAGCCAGGTTGTGGTCCCCCGGGACTCCGTTCTGAGGACCCTGGTGAAAAACGACATCAACCCCATCAAGATCGCTCCTGTCGAGGTCGCCCCCGAGGCGCCCCTTACTCCCATCCAGGTTCTGGAAGTATTTCTCTCCTACGCAAGCAAGGAGGTCCCCTCTGAGGGGCCCCACCCTACTGAGGAGGAGGTGAAGAACAGAGTTTTGGACAGGATGGCCCGCTGGGCTAGCAGCGGTCAGTCCATTGATGAGTTCATGGCCGAGGAGAACGAACGTGTCTTGGTAAGCTTCAAGAAGGAGGAGCGTCTTTCGATCCGGAAGGCGAAAGCGGCGGCAAAAAAGGAGAAGAAGCAAGTAGCTAAACTGGCGCCTGTTGCCGGTAAGCCCCTGGTTGAGGTGGGTTCTTTCCCCCTCCCTGCTCCTCCTGTTCCCGTCGCTGCTCCCTCCCCAGAGCTAGAAACCTTAAGGGCTCGTTTGGCCGAGACCGAGCTTCAGCTCGGCAGGAAGGAAGGCGAGTTCTTCTTTGGCGATAAGCATTCGATCTCCTATGTGGCTTTGGCCACTGGAGAGCGCATCTTGGCTCCTGGGTGGAAATTCGACGCCTCTGGCACTCCTCTTGCCTCTGGTTGTCCTGTCTACTGTTACGTTCGCAAGAATCCCGCAGGGCAGCTTCGCGCTGTTGGCCTGAAGTCCATTCTCGTTCCCCAAGGCCCCGGCCTTTCGAAGATGGCCCACAAGGTCTCTCCCTGCGTGTTGAAGCTGGATCCCAAGGATCCCAATGCGGCATGGAACGCCCCTCTGGTCGCTGTGCGCCCTGTCGGGCAAAACCTGGTTCTCTCCTTCGTGCTCCCCTTGACCTATCACAAGACCAAGGTGCACTACGAGGGCATTGGTCCAGACCCTGTGCCATGCACGGTGATCCTTCCCAGCTCGGAAGTTCTTGAGGGCAAGGCCTTTATGGCTGAGGGCCTTGGAGAGTGGCAGCAGTTGGCCACTGTCGATTTTGTGACGGAGGGAGATATCGAGAAATTCAACAAGTTCCTCATTCCGAATGCGCGGTGCACGGCTGAGCCTGGAGACGTGGTGGTCATCGAGGTCTTTGACAAGACCAAGCTTAAATCCACTTCCTCGGTTAGCAAAGTCACCGTCGTCACGGCTGGCGAAATCCGCCACGACAGCGGAGTTGAGTGGCTCGATGGTACCTCTGACGGGGTCTGCGGATCCCTCGCTTATGTGAACACCTCTGTCGCCAGCGGGCGCCAGCTCCGCCTCTATGGCATCCATGCCGCCGCGGGAGGGGGGATCAACGTGGCAATCAAGTTGCCAACGAATTATCCCCCCCTCCACAGGGGTCTTAAGTGACTTCTCACGGCGGTGCTGGCCGAGAGCGGGCCCCCGCAATTGGCCGGCATCCGCCTGCCTAAACGGGTGGTGACGGCTGCTGATGCGACGCATGAGGGGTTGGTGTCACCGTTGAAGAGGAATGGCAAGCTAAAGCTCCCGCAGGGCTACAGGAACAGTCGGGTGCGTCCTGAGTATGTGTCTCACGCATATGCTCGTGGACCTAACGACTACCTGTCAGCCAAGCTAAAGCAAAATGTTTGCTATAACTCCCGGGTTCCGGCCTCGGTGGTCAAACTTGTCGTTGCCGACTTCGTCCGATCAGCCACCTCCCAAGGGTGGAAACTCGGCGACCGTCGTCCCATCGACCTTGTGGTGGATCTTAAGAAGTCCGCCGCATCCGTTGGGGAACCCTTCGACACACGCTTCGCCACCTACAACGACTTAGTAGACTGCGTCCCCAAGCACATGCTCTCCATGTTGCTAGAGGCGCACATACTGGGGATTGAGGCTGGAGAATCGGGGTTCATTCCCCTGAACAGAGCACACATAAAATTTGACAAGTACAGTGAGGCGAAGATGTCGGAGGGGCGTTGGAGGGCCATTCAGGCCTCCGACGTCCTTACCTTCATGCTCTTTAATCACGTGCTTGGCGACCTCGTGGAGAAGGCCGAAATCGACCATTCTCGAATCGTCGTCGTTATGGATGCTATGAAGTGGCACGATCATGTGAGCGAGGAGATGAACAAGTTCAGGACGGTAGGGTTGGATTACTCCAACTTCGACGAGACGGAGTCTGCGGCGCTTCTGTACGCTGTGACTCTAGAGCTGGCTCTTGCGAGTGGCTGCAGTGAGAACACGGCTAAGTATCTGGCCAGGACGGCCGCCTACACTTGGACGGTCTCCCCTTCTGGGGAGGTCTTCGAGAAAGCAGGCGGGAACGCCAGTGGTCAGTTCCTGACGTCTGCCCTCAATTCGTTGGTGAACGACTGCGTCCTCACGTACTGCTGGTCTCTTGTCCTGTCGTGCCCTCCTGAAGAGGTTTGGGAAAAGAGAGCATGGAAGATAGTGGGCGATGACAACCTTATGCAGGCTGAAAGCGTGGAGGAAGTGGTCTTGCTTGCCGACCTCGTCACTTGGGTTTCGGGGCAGGTTGTCAAGATCGATCTCTGCGCTGGAGACCTGTATCCTGTTGGTGCTCACGCCCCCTTCCTGTCTCGAGTCACCGCCGACGTCGGCGGCTACACGGTAACTCTCCCCTCCGAGCCTACCAGGCTCTTATCAGCCTGGCAGGTCCCGGATCCAGGGGAGGAGGACCCAGCGGCCGTCTACGAAGGCCTGGCTCAGGAGCTCTATGGCTACAGGGCCATCCTCGACCTCGGTCTGCCGTGGCCTGTTCCCCAGGTCGTGGTGGACTTCCTCGCGGACTACGATCAGCAGAGGTTGGAAAACGGTTGGGTGAGTGTCCCCCTGCAGGAGGTTTTTAACTCCCGTGTGGGGCTCTCGTTCTGCTAGTTGGGTTTGGGGTGGGCGGCGCCGTGTGACCTTGTTTCATCAAGCTGTGCGCCGGACTGTCGAAACGAGTTTTCACTACCCTAACCCTCTTTTCTCCTCCTCCTGCGTAGGTTCGATTCCCTTCAGTTCAGTACCCCTGGATCTCCCGGAGATTCTGTCCAACGACCCTTACTTTCCTGATCCCCGCTCGCGACCCTCTCCACGAGGTCACCTTTCCCGTCTCCTTTCTCGCATTCTCGTGCGGGCCAGGAGAGAGTTGAAGGTTTTCCTCCGTCTGACTGTAGCTTGGCTTTTGTCCTGCGCCTTTGTGGCTCTGACCGGGCCCGGCGAGCATGTCGACTAAGGTCGTGGTCGTCAAAGAGAAGAGAAAGAAGCAGAAAAAGCAGCAGCAACCAAAGGTCGTGGTCATACAAAAGCAAAAGCAACCAAAGCCTCACCGGGTGGCGGCTGCCGCTGCTATGGCCAAGGTCCCTAAGCTTGCAAAGGTCGTGAATACGACGGCGAGTCGGGTCGTAAGGTCGATCATGAACCCCAGTTCCGGCGGAATGCGGATGGCAACCATCAATGACTGCAACCCCACTTCCCTTGTGGACTTGCATTGCGTCATTCCCTGCAACACCACCACATACGCCGGTAACTATACGACATTCCCTTCCGGGGTGTCTTACATGGCCGTCTTCCGCGACCCGCTCCGGTCCATGGTCTACTTCAGACCTAACATAGCTCCGTTTTCCTACCGTTCTGTTTTCCCGGGCGGCGTCATCGGCTTCACCTTCGACAACAGCAATGCTGCTCTCGCAGGAATTGAAACCCCTGTCCAGCCTCTGTACTACAGCAACTATTCGGGCTCCACCCCCCATGGACAGGTTTTGTTCTGTGGGGAGGTGGAACAACGCCAGGGCTATGTTTGGATCGATGCCGGCGTCAGCAGTGTCTTCACAGTCCATGTCACTTCCACTCTAGCCTGCGCTTGCGGGATTCGAGTGTACCAGAACAAGCCTTCTGGTGATGTTGACGTCGGCTACGCAAACCTGGTATTGGTTGCCGGTGTTTCCCAGGATTTCACGATGACCGCCAGCTCCGTTCCCTCCTTGTCAGAAGGTGGTTATCTCCGGTTTTCTGTGCTTGTCTCGACGAACTGCATTCTCACCGGCTACTCCTCCGTCTCTGCT